CTATCTCATCCCAGAACTCAGTTCCACGATTAGGATAGAAGTGCACAGAATCAAACAATGCTCTGAGTGGCTCGAGGTACTCCTCCATATACATACTCAGTTGTAAGATCTCATCGTTAAAGATAGTGCAATTGATGTCAGCTACCTTAAACAGTTCCAATGACTTAGCCTTTATTTGCTCAGGGTCATCTGTTGATTCCAAGAAGACTTGCATCTCATGCATCTTCTTCATCAATCTGATGATATCCTGTGCTGCTTCAGACTGAGGTGTTAAACTGTTCTTGTAGTACTGATACTTATCGTATTGCCTAAGCTTATCGTAGACATCCCCAAACTGTGGGTCGATATGACGAAGTTGACCTACCCACTCAGGTAGATTGACAAGAGATGTTCCCGTCAGCCATTGTCTAGCTTTACTGTGCATTGTCCATTTATCGTTTTCAATGATAGAGAAGAACTCGCTAATGTGCTTAGCATTGCTACCGTTTAACACCTTAGCTGTCTTTTGGGAAACTTTGAAGATTTGTATATCTGTTTGCCTCACAGCATCTAGGGGAGACAATCCTTTTGGCCAGCCCCCATTCCATCTGTGGAAGCGCACAGGATTGAATTGACTAAAGCAAGGATGCCCGTCAACTGCAGTATCATTACGATACGTCATCTCCCACGGTGATGCTGTTGGGTAGATATCTTCCCACCTAGGAACCTGCGGAGCACATATGGTAGCAGCTAACTTGAGCAGCGCCTCATCTTCCTTAGTACCGTAGAAAGTCTCTATGGAAGAATTCTTGATGCTGTTCAGAGGTGCTTCTACCTTATCGAATACCCAAGCCTCTACAAACGTTGAGTATTTCTCGTCTCCACCGTGTGGTCTCCGAAGTGTGTACAGCACATCGGTACCAGCTGCTTTCCTTCTATCTTCTGCAGACATGTTAGCAAAGTGTAAGTTTGCTACAGCTGCTGCGTCCATCGCCTCTAGATTATCTTCAAAGTCCTTGGGTACTTCCACCTCATCGTAGTCCCACTTGATAATCTTAGAGTCTTTAATCAATTCCCAGTTGCTGTCTCTAGCCATATCAATGGCATCGAATGCAGCAAGCTGAGTCTTGGTTGCAAACTCTGGGATTACAGGGTGGTGCTCGCTGATGATGGATAATGTACCATTCTGCAGTAGGTACATGTCTTTCACCTTGGACGCATTCCCAGATACGAAGTACAGGTTATCGAAATTAACCTGACTCCATCCAGCCTCTTCTCTCTCTATCGTAACCTTCCCTCCTTTAACTACTTTGCGCACGTTACGAACCTTGTAACCCTTGAGCAATACATTAGGTGCACCATATGCAATGTTCTTGTCACCAGGAAAACGTGGGCGTAGCTTCTCCTTATCAACGATACGACCTAGATTAGATAGTGCGGAATTGTTATGTTGCCCTGTATAGAGAACATCTCTGCACTTTCTGACCCATGTCATAAAGTCTTTCTCATCTAACGATTCCTCAATCATATTAGTAGCGTCTTGAGCTGCCCTCTCAATAGCTTCTTGTATGAACTTCTTCGTATGGTCATTCCATATAACTTTCTCCCTCGAAGGTGTGACATCAACGCCCTCTTGGACGATGACCTCCTCACCTGTTTCGCTGTCTTTGTACACCTGACGAGCCGGACACTTGATAGCGACCGAACCCCACAGCTGTTCCATCTCCAGCTCTCTAAAATCCACATAGCCGTAGTTAATTCCCGTAGTGGCTCCTTGGTTTTTAACTAGCAGTATATGTGGTTTAGACCATGCATAAGATTCACCTAGTATGAGGTTCTCAGAGTTGTACAAGACCCTATTTCCTAGTGTCTTATTACTCTTATGACCGTCCTCATACGTGTAGTAAAACTTAACGTTTGGGATGTAGCACAGCTGATCCTGTACTGCGTCAACAAACTTTGTACGATTGTGACGCTTGACACCAAATGATACTCTGGTGTAGTTCAGCAGTTCTACATTCTTGTAGTAAACGATAGTACCATCTGATAGTACCACACTTCCATCTGCTTCCCACTTACTGATTAGAAAGTCAGTCTTGTAGGCATAGCAGTTAAACTTAAATAGCTTACCGTTATGTGCTGTCTCTACAGTATAGAAATCTACACCAGTAGACAGGGGAACTTTAGCACCTAGTCCGAACGCCCCGAAGTTCTCAGCAGTATTTCTCTTAGTTGAGAAACCCAGCTCGAGATAGCCTTCCAGACGTTCTTGTCCGATGCCCACACCCCTATCCAAAACGTCGAACACATCACAATAGCCAGTACCTTCTCGTTCATAATAGTTTACTTCAACTAGATTTTCAGAGCTAAGATACTCTGGGTTATAATAACTAGGATTAAAGTTTGAGTCAAGGTATTCAGCCTCGGTTCGTGTAATGTAATAGTCTTCAACTTTCTTCTCCCCGTTAATAATCTCTATAGCAATCTCCTTCTCGCGTTGTGAATCGCAGGCGTTAGTTACTAGCTCACGCACAGTTGAAGCAATAGGTGTAGAGTATTGTGTGGATTGAAGAACATCAAAGACCAATTTCTCAGCGGCTTTATTGATCCGCTTTTTGACTCCCTCATTATTACTAACGACGGAAGTCCCAATTGTTTTGATACTCATAATGAAAAGCCCCTAACTAGTAGGGGCTATAATTTCTAGGATTTTCTGTACTGTCTCGATGTTCTGCTTCTGATTCCTAGGTACAAATAGCACCGGAGGATTCTCGCGTTCCATCAACAACTTCTTGAACATCTTCCACTTAAGTGGGAAACGCTCGTTAGCATAGCCCTTACACTCTATTATCCATCGACCTTGTGGGTCAACAAAGTCAGGAGTGTAAGTAATGTCTCGGACTTTATACTTCTGTTTGTCCAAGTATCCAGTTTTACCGTTGTCCTCATAAGAAGAAGCTTCATAGTAAAAGCCTTCGAGCAGCACGAACTTGTGCTTCTCGTAGTCAGACTTGATGCCTGCTTCTTTGAGTTGTCTGTAACAGTGGGCTTCTAGCTGAGAACGAAACTTTATTCCGTCAACCTCTTTCGCTTTCGCGTTCCGTACTCTGCTCCTTGAATTCCGTGCTCCGGTTCTCCTTCCCCGTGATGACATTCCTTGCTGTATCTAGTCCATGATCTCTAACTAGGTCAGAGATATCCTTACTGCGATAATACGAAGGAATAACTAGATTAGTAAGGTTGTACTCACGACAGATCTTCTCCCCCATCTCTTGCCCTGCATTACGCTTCTTATCGAAGTCGTTATCATACAGTACAATTACTTCTTTGAAGCGGGCTTTCGCTTCGGTGATAGTTTCTTGTAACGGCATGAGCATCTCCGACTGAAGAGCGAAGGCGGGGAAGTCAAGCACTCGAAGGCACATGATATCCTTAAGGGAACTTGTGAGAAATACAGTCTCACCACTCCTAGGTAACTGTTGATACCCTTGCAAGCAGTGAGCACCCACGTTAGAAGCCCATTTAAAATCTGTTTCAAGAGGACGGTAAATCTTATAACCGCAGTCAAACCTGTAACGATAACTGATACTAGTGCACGAAAAACGCTGTTCATTAATCCAATAGTGTGTGATAGGGAGCACATCAAATTTAGACAGAACAGATTTATCAATAGCAAACTGTGACCAGAAATCCAAGTCAGACTTTTCCCAGTCTCTTGTACGAACTTTTATCTTCGCCGGTCTTTTCTCTCTGATCTCCTTCTCCAGCTTTCTAACAGGCATGCGCATGCGACTGCCAGCGCTGAGGCCGAGACCAAAGTTCCGATCAATATGTCGTAGGGTATCATAAAAACTAAGGTTGTATTTGTAACCAATATAGCTGAAACAATCGAAGCTGTGTTCAGGACAACCGAAGTCTTTATACCAGAGTCTACCCCCGTACTGAGTGATAGAGACTGTAGGGTTGTTATCTTCACGAAGGTCGCTCTTAAACTTCTTGTTTGGTTCTTCGAAGTGAGAGCAGAAATACTGAAAGATCTGATACTCAGAGACTTTCTCTAGTATCGTATCCTTATTAAGTACATCTTCGCTTTTTCTTGACTGTATCATGATGAGTATTGGGGGAGAGCACTTGCCTACTCTCCCCCTCATCATCAACTCCAAGGATCGTCAGCCTCAACGGCTGCCGGCTCCTCTTCGTTGGGTGCTACTACATTAGGTGTGTACCGTTGCAACTGAAGGTCAGAGTTGTACTCAGCGTTAAAGGTACCATATTCATCGTTCAATCTCCTGACGAAGATATCATCACGTTTTGGCTTGAGTCTTCCGAAGCACTTGTTGTACACCTGCTGATACTTACCGTCTTTGACACCGAGCATGACTCGGAGTTTGTTATCAGCAAGGGAGGTAACAAGCTTCTTGAGCTCTTCAACCTTCCCGCTGAAGATATCGTCAACGGTATCGAAAGCGCACTCACCGTCGTTAGGTATGTTAGCCCACGCTTTGACGAAGTCAATGAGAACTTCCTCACCCGGATAAGTACGACGTACACCATCTGATTTGAACCAGTCCGGAGCTGAACTAGGGTCTTTTGCCCAAGTAACCTGACCGTAATTGTTGGTGATTTGGAACTTACCTGTCTGTGATTCCTTACGATGCTTGTTACCGATGAGGATCTCGAGTCTGGTGGTGAAGTTATGTTCGTCATTGTGCAGCCAGAATGCAAGCTTACCCGTCTTATCACCCATATCGACAGAGTATGTAGGCTCTGTCTTCATGTTGACACCGATGGAAGCCAGCTCACCCAGGTTAGGGTTGACTGCTACAACACGCACAGGTGCGATACCAGTGAACAGTGGGATACCCCCACCAGCTACTTGTACGTCAGAGGAGTTTGATTGAATTGCCATTAGTCTTGTATTTCGGATTGGTTGTCTTCAGTTTTTGGATCTTGAGTATCGTCAATCAAGGTAACACGGATAGTCTTGTACGTCTTCACACGTAGACCTTTCAGCTTCGGGTGAGAGAATATATCCTTCGCCTCTGCTATTGTCAGTCCATACTTCTTCCTGATTTCATCACGAGTCATCCCATCCTCTTTGAGGTGCTTGATGAGCTGTGAAATCGTCAGGGTTTGAGGTGTCTCCTCTTGTGTCGAGTTGTTCTCGACATCTACTCTTGCGTCAATAGACATTTGTTTGGGGTTTAGTCGATAAAGATTTTGCTCCAATCCAATTCAGCATCTAGGCCACGTAGATGCTCACAGCGGGAGCCTGCTGTGTCGTCGTTTGTAGAATCGAACGATATTCTGGTTTTACCCTCTCCATGGTACACATAACCAATGGCATCTGCATTGGCACAGGCTATCTCACGCAACTTGCCGGACAGTGACAAGTCGTTAGCTTTCACCTCTTTCCCATTCTTGGTAAGGTATTTATCCTTGAGGTGACCAACGAAGATGACATGGTCTGCAAGCTTCGAGAGATTGAAGAACCACTTCATGAAAGCCTTACGAAGGTACAGATAACCAGCACCTTGGGGCAGAGTAAGGACAGACAATCCCTTGTTATCGGAATCGAAGTTCTTACCCATAGGTGTGGCCTTGTACAGTTTCTTTGCTTCTTCTTCACACCACACCTCGAGCTGTGTGATAGTGTCGATAGCAATATACTTGTATGGCTTTTCTTCTTGCATGATTTGCTTACCTATCTTACCTAGGTCAGCAATAGAATTTACTTTGATCTTGAGTGCGTCCACCATATCGCTCCCGTCCTCGAGATCGATGATGAGACAGCCCTCAAGCTGTGACAATGCTGTGGTCTTCCCGATCTTAGGAGGACCATAGATTATCATGTTCTTAGGTGATTTGCGTGTGGCTTTAACCACCTTCTTGGGAAGTGCTAGTTCGCTCATTTATTGTAAAGGTTGATAGATCAGTTTCAAAGGGTATCATCCCGAGCAAACCATCACGGTTCTTCTCCACATGGACAGCCATTAAGCCACGTGGATCTTCACCGCAATAGTTGTCAGTGATACCATACAGGTCATATGGACGCTGCAACATCATGACGACGTGTGCATCCTGACCAATAGAATCGCCCCCGAACAAGTCGGTCAGCATAGGCTGATATTGATTCTTGGCACGGAACTCTTGCTCAATGTTACGATTGAGCTGAGACAACAGAATAGTGATGGAGCTGTGCTCTGCTTGCATGTACATACACGTTTTAGACAACTGATTGAGTTTAAGCAATTCGATGTCTAATGTGCTGGGTACAAGGCGAGAGTGGTCAATCAGATTGATGACAGTAGGCTTATACACTTGCTGTCT